TAATCTTCTCCCATCAACGGTATATCCAATTAAACTTACAAACGATACATTTAAATTATCTACAAGATCAGATTATGCCGCAGCAGGAATATATGTAACATTTACTTCATATGGATTGGGAAATTATCATCTTTTACAGATGAATAAAAGATTAGAAAGAACTATAATCTCAATTGATGATTTAATTCAATATCCAATAAATTATACTCCAATAAATTATACTTTAAGTAATAATGGAGGAACGGTAAGTGCTTCTTCTTCAATATTCTCACTGAGTGGAATATCTTCAATTACAGCAGGTGATTTACTTTATGTGGATAATGAATATATGAAGGTTGTAAATGTTGGATTGGGAACGACTAATATCGGACCAATTAGTGGAGTAGGAACTATTCCATTAGTAAATATTAATAGAGGAATAGTAGGATCTTCTGCAACTTCACATTCAGATTCTACTTTAGCAAGGGTTTATAGAGGTTCATATAATATAAGCGGAAATCAAATTCATTTTGTAGATCCCCCTCATGGTAATTTAGTATATAATACTGATTCTAGTAATCTACCTACAATTAAATCATCATTTAATGGAAGAGTATTTTTAAGGAATGATTATACTGGAAATCAATTATATGATGACATATCAACTAAATTTACTGGTATTGGGCAGACATATACTTTAACCACTCAAGGAATTAATACAGTTGGATTAGGAAGCACTGGTAATGGAATTGTTCTCATTAATGGATTATTCCAAACTCCAACTACAGTAAATAATTCTTCAAATACATATTCAATTATATCTAATACTAATGTTGGAGTTACAAGTATTGTATTTTCGGGCATAAGTTCAGATAATGGATCTTTAATACAATCAATATATGATGTAAATCAAAATAATCTTCCTAGAGGTGGCATAATAGTTTCTTTAGGATCAACACCAGGTCTTGGATATGCTCCATTAGTTGGTGCTGCAGTATCTGTAACTTTAGGTGTGGGTGGAACCATAGCATCTATTAGTGCTGGTTCTACTGGATATAGTTATGGGTCTGGTTATTATGGTAGTGTTTCTATAGGAATTACCGATTCAATAGGAACTGGAGGAACGATTACATCTACAGTAGGTGCTGGAGGAACATTAATATTTAATATTGTAAATCCAGGTTCTGGGTATATAAATCCAACATTACAAATACCTTCGCCTAGTTATTCAAATCTTCCAATAGTTGGAGTTTCTAGATTGAGTATTGGAAACACTACAGCAACTGGAACTGGTTTACTTTTAGATGTAAGTGTTTCTGCAAGTTCAACAACTGGAATTGGATCAACTTTATTTGAAGTAAGTTCATTTAGAATTAAGAGAAATGGATATTCTTTCCAAAAAGGAGATATATTTACTCCCGTTGGATTAGTTACTGCTAAAGGCATTTCTTCTCCAATATCACAATTCCAATTAACTGTTATTGATACTTTTACAGATTCTTTTGCCGCGTGGCAATTTGGAGATTTGGATTATATTGATTCCATTGTTTATTTGCAAGATGGAGTAAGAACTAGATTTCCTCTTTATTATAATGGAAATTTATTAAGTTTCCAAAATGATCCTTCTAATCCAAATTCTTCGTTAATTGATTTTAATGCAATTCTATTAATATTTGTTAATGGAGTAATGCAAGTTCCTGGATCGGCATATCAATTTTCTGGAGGGTCTTCTTTTACTTTCACTGAACCTCCATTACCACAAGATAAAGTTTCAATCTTTTTCTATAGGGGAACTAGAGGAAGTGATAGCAGTCAAGTGACAGTATATGAAACTATAAAATCCGGAGATAATGTTCAAGTATTCAGTAATTCTGCAACTGACGCAATAACAATAACACAAAATGAAAGAACTGTAATTGATATACCAGCTTCGGATAAAATTCAAACAAATATATACAATAATATTGGAATTGATCCCGTTAATTATAAACCTATTAGTTGGACAAAACAAAAGACTGACACTCAAATAAATGGGCAAATTTTCTATAAGTCTAGAAATTCTATTGAATCATTAATTTATCCAACAGCAAAAGTAATTAAAAATTTGACCAAAACTGATAATGAATTGTTTGTAGATACTGCAAATTTCTTTAAATATGAGGAAAATTTAACCGGAATACCCATTATATCTTTTGATGGATTAATTGTAAGTAGCGGATCATCAAATCCAGTATCTGCTGCTATTACGGCTACTGTTAGTGCTGCGGGAACAATAAGTGCTTTAACTATTACAAATCCAGGATCTGGATATGTCGGCAGTTCTGTTATGGTTAAAATTTCAAGACCTTGGGCAATAGGAGTGGGTATAGGCACTACAGCAACTGCCACAATAACAGTATCAAATGGTTCACTAACTACTCCAATTACAATTACCAATCCGGGATTTGGATATTCAATTTCAAATTCACCACAAGTAATTGTTCCATTGCCTTCAGTATCTTCAGAATATATTTCTGGAATTTCTTTAGTTCAAGGATTTTCTGGCATTATAACCGGAATATCAACTACTACAGGAACTTTGGGCAATCCTCTTGCAATTAATTTTTATTTAAACACTTCATCAATATCCTATCCAGGATTATCTATTGGTTATCCAATTTTTATCTACAACACTAGTGTTGGAAAAGGAGTGACTTCAATTGATAGCAATAATAGTTCAATTGTTGGAATTGGAACTTCTCATTTAGATAATATTTACTATATTCACAATCTTTACATCAATCCTTCAGATAATACAAGGGCAACAATTACTTGCAATATTAATTCCAATACTTCAGTTGTGGGTATAGCAACTACTGGAAATTATGTGGGAAGTTTTTCTTGGGGGCGTTTATCCGGATTTAGTAGATCATTATCACCAATTTCAATTGCAGCCACTGGATTACCCGTAGATGTTGGTTTAACAACATTTGCATCTATTCAAAGGAGAAATTATGGAATAAGAGATTCTGGTGGATTGAAGGATAATCCTTATAATTAATATAAATATAGAAAAAACGATATTAATATGGCAGCTATTGTAACTGATCAATTTAGATTATCCAATGCTAATAATTTTGTAAATTCAATAGAAGATCCCACAAATTCTTACTATGTTTTTACATCTTTGCCAAATCCAACTACAGTGGGATTTGGGAGAACTTCTGATTGGAATAATAATACCCCAAATCCAATTGATGATATTGATTATATAAATCATTATCATGATGATATTTTATTTGGGCAAAGTATTAATGCCTCAAATGTAAGAAGATTAATAAGAAAAGTTACTTGGGCAGTGGGAACAAAATATGAAATGTATCGTCATGATTATAGTATAAAAAATCCATCACCGATAACAAATAGTTATCGATTATATGATGCAAATTACTATGTAATAAGTTCTAATTATAATGTTTATATTTGTATTGATAATGGTTCTAGTGGCACAAACCCTAAAGGAAATGCTTCACAAGATGAACCTACATTCACTGATTTAGAACCATCTCCCGCAGGTTCAAGTGGTGATGGATATTTGTGGAAATATTTATTTACAGTTTCTCCAAGTGATATTATAAAATTTGATTCTATTCAATATGTTACTGTTCCGGATAATTGGAATTCATCTACAGATGCTCAAATTACGGCAGTTAGAAATAATGGAAATTCTACATTAAATAATAACCAAATTAAAAAAGTTTATATTGAAAACGGCGGAAGTGGTTATAGTGGCGGATTGGGGCAATCATTTAATATTTTAGGTGATGGTAGTGGTGGTAAAGTATCCATAGATGTGGTTAATGGTACTATTACAAATGCTACAGTGACTGCTGGCGGATTGGGATATACTTATGGAATCGTTGATTTAGGATCAATTAATGTTGGAGCAACTCAAGCTGCAAAATTAATTCCAATTATTCCCCCATCTCTTGGTCATGGTTATGATTTATATAAAGAATTAGGTACAGATAAAGTATTGGTTTATGCAAGATTTGATGACTCGACAAGAGATTATCCAACAGATACTAGCTATGCTCAAGTTGGAATAATCAAAAACCCACAAACTTTTGGATCAACTGGAACTAATTCTACATTTACTGCCAATCAATTTTCTTCATTATATGCAATTAAATTGTCATCTTATAATGGTAATGTAAATGTTGGAGATATAATATCACAATCAGTTACTGGGGGAATTGCTGTTGGATATATAGCTTCATTTGATACTCAAACCAATGTTTTAAAATATTTTAGAGATAGAAATTTATATTATAATCAAGTATATTATGATCAAACTGATTATATTGGAATTTCTACTTCCGGTAAAGTCTTAAATTTTGAATCATCATCAAATCCAGTAACTTCAAATGGTGGATTTTCTGGATCAATAGATACTGGTTTTAGTGGTATTACTACAAATCCAACTGGCAATAATTTAATTAATTTGGGAGTTACTTTTACTAAAGGTCTTGCCAATCCAGATATAAATAAATCATCTGGAGATATTATCTATATTGATAATAGACCTTTAATTTCAAGAAATCCCAGACAGAAAGAAGACGTTAAAATTATCCTGGAATTTTAAAAAATGACTCAAAA